GTGAATTACAGATTGAAAAAGCCACCAATAAACTGGTTTTTTCTCTGATTATTGAAGCTGTTAACAAGCTGTCACCAAAACAGAATGTTAGGGACGTTCTGATGGATGTACTGAAGGAGGTTACACCGCCTGAAATTTCATCGGCCCCAGATGCTCACGAGGCGATTAAGCGAGTTGAGAAAATAATTCAGAAGAAGTAACTGCGTTCGTAACTTCCTGAATTAAATCGTCAGCGGCTCGGTCCTGAGCCGCATTAACAATCTGATCGATCATAGTTTTCGCGTGAGTTTCAGCGCGCTGCTTGTAACCCTCCAAGGTGAAATCTGGCGTGATGTCTTCATGATAAGGGACCATCAACAGAGTCTTCTTTTCGAGCCGCACGTTGACGTCTCCGCCAATAGCCTCAACCGTTTTACAACCCAGCCCCTCTGCTGAGGAGTAACCATCAATTTTTAAACTAAATGATTTTTGAGTCGGAAACTCAACCTCATACGAAATCATAAGTCCTCCTGTTATTTATGGCGCCACCAGGCATTTTCTTTGCCGATGCCATCAGTTTTGAAAACGGTATGTACCAGAGGGCCGGTGACCAGCCTGTCAACGAATGACTGCGCGACAATACCGAACGCCAGCATGTCACCCACCGCGGCGCCAGCCTGTTCTTTCTTCCAGAAACGATAACTCTCGATCCGGTAGTAAAGACGGATGATGCCGTGAGCGAACGCCATTACATCAGCGCGGGTGCCACCCAGCAGACCAGCGTTAAGCATCACATCGCCGCGGTGCGCTTCAATGAATTCCTGATAGATACGCTCAGGATGATTCTGTTTCGCCCAGGAGTCGGCGTAGGTCTTCGGTTCAGAACCGACATACACATTCCCGGATTCCATTTCTTCCCACGGCGCGCGAAGCATTTCAACATCGGTACCATCAGTACACCAGACGAACCGGTATTCCGGGTGATCTCGCAGGTGCTGCCAGATGTGCAGCCAGCGACGAAAGTAGACATTCATCTTCACGTCAGGTACGAGATACAGCTCAACATCTGCCGGGGCCGTCAGTAATTCATCCACCAGCGCTATACGACCACACTGGCGAAGCGAGGCTGCCCATTTGCTCAGCATGTCAGGCGAGGCCGACATTTTTGTGCCGCGCTGCGGGTCAGGCTGACTGGTAAGCAGCGTTGTGATAACTACATCGCGCTGCTGACGGTATTCAACGTAACCAGCAAACCCGGAATCACGCCGTTCGTTGTGGATCTTCACGTTACGTTCCACCAGCGCCTGTCGGTCGGGGCGCGGTACCGAACGCTCTACGGCTTCATGCTCATCGAGAGAATGGATTAGCTTTTCTGAACCGACCACATCACCGTAAGCCCAGGTCGTCAGGCCAGCGTTATGGATGCGCAGGGCGAGGTCACTGTGTTCGTACATGCCGCGACCGTAAACCGGATCGAAACCGCCAACCTTCTCGATAGCGCTGCGGTGGTAGTAAAGCATCACGCCACGCTGTCCGGTGTAAGCCACGTGCTGATCGTCACGGTAAAGCTCAGAAAGGTCATTCAGCTTGTTCGTGCCAGCAAGATCGAGAAACTGGTAAGCCAGGTGCGGTTCGGGTGATTCGATGTATGGCAGGTGCCAGTTATCGGCGATCGGATAAGCATCGTCATCCCATAAAAAGATATGCTCACACCCGGCGTCCATCAGCGCGGTTAAACTGGCGTTTTTCGAAGCAACAATGCCAAGTGATGTTTCATGGCGACGCAACTGCACTCCGTCAGGTACTACGGCGGCAGGTTTAGAACCGTCGTCGATAACCACCACCAGCGACCCGGCTGGCAGATGTTTAATGTGCTGCTCAATGGCGCGCGTTAAAACGTCTGGCCGGTTGTGGGTAGTGATGGCAATGCCAATCCGTGATGCTGAAGCGCAGGCAGGCACAAACGGGACACCATCAATAGTGACCTGCATAATTTCTCCATCGGGGTTTATTAGCGTTGGATAATTACTCGCCCGTAAAAAGATTGCCGCTTTACTTCGCCGTTCTCTGCCGTAATGTATCCGTGCTCATCGGTTACGGCGGCAATTACCTCTCCTTTTTCGTCATCAGCAGTGAGTACGTGCTTAACTTCAACGCCATCGATATAGACTTTATATCGTTCCCGAGCGAGATTAATTTTCCGCCCCGGATCGTCATCCAATACAGTGATACGCATACATCCTCCCTCAGAGTCCACTCGACCGTGTATTCCAGAGGATGCCGCCTGGCTTGAGCGCATTGCGAAGAGCGTCGTTCACCGCTTCGTGCATCGCCTGTTGCAAGCCAACTACTGAAGCTGTTTGCGCATCAATCTTTGCCTGGAGGGCTGCGAACAAATCGCTTTCGCGTACGGCGGAGATAATGGCTTCGCACATCTCATCATTGAGGCTGGTTTTGGTGGCATTATTACCATCAGCGGGATTAGCCTTATCATGACTAATTGCTCTAGGGAAGCCACCAAAAGACAAACCAACATTGAATGTCGTCTTTTCATTATTGCTGGCTGATTGAGCGGCTTCATGCACCTTATAGCGATCGGCCAGAAACTCAACCTTGCTATTCTCACCTTCAACACCGAGGGTCATGCCAGCTTCGTGCGGCTTGCCTTTGCCGGCGACGTTTAATTTAACGCTGTAGCTCTTAGACAATACGGCATCGTCGATCTTCGCATCGGTAACGAACACCTCGCCGTTATTAATAATCAGCACCCCGTTCTTTTCGAAAGTCCAGCCATCTTTCAGGACTTTGAATGCATCGCTGTTACGGATTTTGTCATCCAGTTCGTCAACAGCCTGTTGTGCGCCTGATGTGTCCAGCTCAACACGAAGCTTCATTGTGCGTACCAATGGTGCGCATGAGTCATCAGGTACAGATGGTCCTTTATCATCCACTGGCGCTTGCGGACGCTTATTTACCGTGACAGAGGAGGGAAAGTACTCTGGGATACCATTCACCTCACGGCGTGCGCCCCACGCATCATATTTTGCCGTGCCAGCCGCGCTTTGTAGTTCGATTCCTTCATCGGTTTCGATAACGTGAAGGATACGCATTGCATCTTTTAGGCTTAAAGTTTTTTTCATGTTTACTACCCTTTTAGGCGTGAGCCTGTCGCACGGCAAAGCCGCCGAAAGTTAACGGTTTGCCCAGGCTCACAGCTGAAAGACTTTCTTTGATGTGCGCGTGCGATGCGCATTAAAAAGCCCCGCTATTGCGAGGCTCTGGTTTCTTTCTGGCAGTTCGCCTGCCACGCTTTGTTATGCGCCAGGATGTCTTTCTTCGTCTGGCGGTCCAGAATGTCAATATCGTGGTTTGTCAGATATATAATCCGGGTCCACAGGCAGCCCGTATCAATCACCACCTGGGCGGGTGAAGTTTTCGCGCAGCTCGCGATCAACATCGTCATCAGGCATGTGGTTAACAGTCTGCTGTACATTGCTGGCCTCTTTCGTTGTCTCTACCCGGCGTTCTGCTGCTGCGACCGTTGCCGCTGCGTTATATTCGGTGCGCTGCTGGTCGGCTTTCGCTTCCGCTTTGCTGGTGCCGCGAATATGGCCCAGGCCGAACGCACCGGCGATGGCAGCAATGACTGCTGCAGCGATACCAATTAAAGTTTCAAAGCCCATAGTGACCTCACACCAGCACAGATTTCGCCAGGTTAAACAGCGCGCGGCGTTTATCCAGCCCGTTACGACCGCCATTAATAAGCAGCGTGACGCGCTCCACGTCTCCGGAATGAAGCAGGCAGCCGTGAGAGACGTAGAACCATGCAGCTGAGCGTGCGGCGAATTCATCTCGTTCCAGCAGTTCGGGGTACGAAACCAGATCCAGTTTGAGCGCCTGGCCGCAGCTGTGATAGTTGCTAAGCCCGGTGATTTGCTTCAGGCCGCGGCCGCGATATTTCCAGCCATCACCAGCAACCTGATTGCCCAGGTTCTTTTTGCCCCACTCACCGCCATAAACCAGATTGGCTATCGCTTTTTGATTTGCCGGTTGCGTTGCCGTTCTGCCGAGTGCGGCGGCCTGCTGTGCAGTAATGCGATGCCTGCCGAACGTAGGTACCAGGTTTTCTGCCGAATAGTTCAGGTTTTCCACCAGCCGGGTGAAACCGCCGGACTCATGGCCCATCTGCGCGATAAACATGGCCTGATCGAGCGGCGCGGTTATGCCGAATTCCTTCATTGCAGCATCGATATAGTGAAACCAGCGCACGGCTAGACCGGCGCTTATACCTGCCGCCTTTTGAAATTGTGTTTGGTCCATTAGTGCCTCAGATGATCAACCAGGCGTGCCACGTTGCCTTTAACGGCCACCAGCACGGAAAGAAAGATGATATTGGCCCCGATGGAGGACCAGGAAGAATGAGGATAAATCCCGCACAGGTACGCAAGCGGTACCGCGCTGTAAGTGACGGTAATCAGCCATGCCAACCGGGAAACCCACGGGCGATGGCGGGAGTCACCCCGGCGATAAAACATCAGAGTAACCACCACTCCGGCACAGATCAGAG